TCCACGGTGTCGCCAAGTCCACAGCGACGGTGACAACGCTAGCGGCGGGTTCATTCATGTCAAAGTCAATCATGCACTCTGGCTCCCCCTCTAGCCATGTAGACACGTCAACCTCAGCGCCTGTGACGTCCCACAGGATACCCAAGTCTGGCGCGCCCGATTCGGGCAACCGTAGCCGTTCTGATTCAATCATAGATAACGCCTCACCCCATCCCTTGCCGCTAGCCATCGCTTGGCTTTCAGCGTAAGACGTAGGGCAAAAGTCGCTGTCCATTCGGGCGGTGGCTAATCCGTTGAAGACGTGATTGCCGCCGTTCTTAATATTCTTTCTACCCTTGGCCACGCCCGCCTTGGCGGCGGTAGCCATATCGTTAAGGGATCCATAGTGGCGGCGCGCTACACCGTCAGCGAATGAGTCCCAATCGTTTAATGATTCGTTCATAACCTTTAATCCTTTCCTTTAGGTGAGTGGTTTAGTGTTGGGCAATCGTTGCGATTGCCTCAGCGGATAGGCCAGACGTTACTGACATCCGTACCGCGTCTATCGGCATTCCTGCCGCCAGCAATCGGGCGCCGTCATAAGATGCCCGCGGCGTGATCACAACAGACGCCAGCGACGCCGCCTTGGCAGCGGCGCGCATCGCTTGTACCTCACGCGCCCACCCCTCGCCATGATCAGCAGATATGGCTACGGCTAACTCAATCTCTAGGACAGGATCCAAGTCCACCTCAAGGGTGAATTGAAAGCGATCCTTAAGGGATGCATCTTGCGCTGCCCGCGAATAGTTAGCGTCGCCGCCTCGCATCGCCGTGTTACCCGTCGCGAGGAATCGGCAATCAGCGTGACGCTCCACTAATCCATCTGGGAACATGACGAACCGATTGGCCATGATCTGATTCATGGCTACGCCACACTTGGGGTTACCGTTGTCCAACTCATCAAGCAGCAGCAAGCCGCCGAACTCAAACGCCTTGCGGACAGCAGATGACACGTATTCGGCGCCTGTCATCTGAGGTGACATGAAGCCGAATATCTTCGCCTCAGATGTCATTGGGCCGATTGACATTGGATAGAAGTCCAAGCCCAACGCCGTAGCGGCTTGCTCGGCCATTGTGGACTTACCCGTGCCAGCCTCGCCCCACAGGTAGACGGGAACATTGGCGGCAATCGCACGAATGATGATGGGCAGGTCTGGGTGGGTCTTCCCGTCAACCTCGCCAACTTTCAGCGAATCAACGGACACCTCAATAATCTGTGGGCGTTGTACCGCTTCAATCTTCGCGTCAATAGATTCAGATAGTTTGATATCTAAATCGGTAGCCACCTCAGTAGCAATGCGGCGAACGGTGTCCTCATCCGTGCCGCCTACCAAGTCGCGCAAGGCGTCCGCTAGGGCGTCTGCATCATCCGATTGGGCATCATCGCCTTGGGCATCATCTGATTGGGCATCGCCTTGGGCATCGCCTTGGGCATCGCCTTGGGCATCGCCTTGGGCATCGCCTTGGGGCGCCTCATGAATCGGAACGCCTGTGGGATCCACGCCAGCAATAGCCGCCAGCAAGTCAACTTTCTTCTGTCCGAATACCGTAGACAATCCAAGATGCTTAGCAATGCGAATCACCTCCGCATTCGGCAACGCATCACAGATTGCGGACTGTGATCCGTCAATCCAAGTGACAATCTGATTGCGGGCGTCAACCTCACCAATCAGTCGGGCTTTCTTTGCACTCATGTTCATATTCTCCAATGTATTTAGCGGCAGCACGGTTGCTGCCTAGGCCGCTGAGTGGCCTACAAGTGAGCCTAGCATGTAAATGATGATTCGTGCGGCATAGATATGTCAACCGATTCATGGCCATTCACAGCACCCCTATCAACGGTTGATTAGGCGCTGCCGCTGCCCGCTGCCAATCGCAATCGCCCCAACGATTGGTCACGGGTATTCCGCCTGTGATCCGCCACGAATCGGGACGCCCCAAGACCATAGAGAAAAGGATTGCGCGCATGGATGGCAGGCACCCCTTGGGGGGGGTGGCGGGGCGCGCACGCGCGTATGTATAGATATCACTAGCCGCTGCGTTTAACTATATAACTCTGGCCAGACTGGCTTGCCACGGTTATGGCGTGGTTATTGGCTGTCTGTGCTGTAGAACCCTGGGCCTGTGAATGCGATTGCTGGGGTACTGTATTGGCGGTTCATGGTGTGGCCGCATTGGCAGGTTGCTGGGGTGATGCTGGGGGCTGTGATTGCCTGTGTGGTGGTTGCGTGTGTATCGCAGTCGATACAACGCCATTCGTATTGGGGCATAGTTTGGTATTCTTGTCTTTGTCTTGGTCTTTGACTGTACTGCGTAAAGATGAAACCCTTTATGGGGTTTCGTATTTACTTTCATTGGTGCTTTGTATGCCCCCCCCCCTTACCCCCCCCCGCTGTCCCAGGGGTTTCTGTATGGGGGTGTATTGAAATGGATTGAAATGCACTTATTAAGGCATAGTGGTGTGACGCATTTCACATTATTTTCCTTATTTGGGACGTTTACCACTATAGGTGGATGCCCGCTTCGGGTAACTATTGAATGATTTGGAGATAATCATTATGCCTCACAACGGCGGCGGTAAGGGATGGATTTTGAGCGAAGAAACTGGTCAACCTCAGATGCCTCAAGGGTGGGCCGACTTCTTAGAGTGGCTCCTGCTAGGGCCTGAACGTCAACCTAAGCACCAGTACCAATGGGCTGAGGAAAACGGGTTCCATGAAGATTCGGTTCGGCGCTGGAAGCGCGACACACGGTTCATTAAGGAGTGGGATAAGCGCGCCTCTGAGAAGAACGTTAACCCTGAACGCGTCCAAGGGGTTGTGGATGCTTTGTGGCGGAAAGCCGCTGAGGGCGACACGAAGGCCGCCGCTTTGTATTTACAGTACATAGATAAGTTTACTCCTACGCGTAAAGTCGTTGTCGATGATGACCGTGATACGGCGTCAATGTCTGATTCGGAGTTGGCTGACGAGTTGACAGCCCAAATCTCTCATCTTAGAGTTATTGGCGAATAGGTTTCCATGCGTGGTAGTTCAACTGGCAGAACAACGGACTGTTAATCCGTATGTTGCAGGTTCGAGTCCTGCCCGCGCAGCAACACAATGAGTAGACTTAAAGAACTACAGCAAGAAGCCGAATGGCGTCGCTGCAAAACAGACGAACACTACTTTATGAACACCTATTGGAATATAGCGCACCCCGCACACGGGCGTATTCTGTTTGATTTACGAGACGCGCAAGCCGAAGCCCTTAACAGGTGGGCTAATAACAGGTATTCGTTGACTCTGAAAGCCCGCCAAATCGGGTGGACGACGCTAGTGGCCGCCCACCAGTTCTGGCTAGCGTTCTTCCATCCAGATCAAAACATTATCGACCTGAGCCGCACCGAACGTGAGGCTGTACTGCTGCTAAGGAAAACCAAGTACGGGTTTCAGCATCTGCCCAAGTGGATGGTAGCCAGGGGGCCGCGGAGCCTCATGGAGCATCAGCAGCGGATGGCATTCGACAACGGATCCCAGATCGTGTCGATGCCGTCTGCTAGTGATCCTGCGCGTGGTGAGTCTGCGACGCTTATTGTTGTTGATGAGTGGGCGTTTTTGCCGAATGCGGAGGAGGCGTGGGCGTCGATTGAGCCTGTGGCGGATGTTGGTGGCCGTATTATTGGGTTGTCTACTGCGAATGGGTCTGGTAACTTTTATCACCACCTGTGGGTTGGGGCGGAGACGGGAACAAACAAGTTTGATCCCATGTTTTTCCCGTGGTCGGCGACGGGGGATCGGGATGAGGCGTGGTACGAGTCGAAAAAGGCTTCGATGTTGGCGTGGCAGTTGGCTCAGGAGTACCCAACAACGCCTGATGAGGCGTTTATTCGTTCAGGGAACCCTGTGTTTGATTTAGATATTTTGGATGAGTTGAAAGCGGGTGTACGGCCTCCTGTGGAGGGCTGGTTGACGTCCCCTGCCCCTATGGTTGTGGAGTTCCGTACATGATTACGTCGAGTCTGTCTGTTTGGTCTGAACCGACCCCTGAAGGGGTGTATTGTATCGGCGTTGATACGGCGGAGGGGTTGGCTCATGGCGATTATTCGTGCGCTCAGGTGCTGGAGGTTCGTAGCGGCGAGCAGGTCGCAGTATGGCATGGCCATATTGCGCCTGACGAGTTGGCTCACGAGGTTCACATGCTGGGGTTGTGGTACAGGTCGGCGTTGTGCTGTGTCGAATCAAACAACCACGGTTTGACAACGATTGTGCAGTTGCGTCAGTTGGGTTACCCGAATCTTTTTAGAAAGCGTTCGTTGAATAAGGTGACGTCTAGGATTTCTCAGGAGTTTGGGTGGAAGACCACTAGGACAACGAAGCCTTTAATGATTGATGATTTGGGCATGGCGTTGAAAGCCAACGAGTTGCTGATCCGTGACGAGTTTACGTTGGCTGAGTTGCGGACTTATGTTCGCAATGGTCGTTCTATGGGTGGTTCCCCTCACGACGATAGGGTTATGTCGTTGGCGTTGGCGAATGAGATGCGCCAATACGTGTTTATGCCTGAGTATGCACCGAAGGTTGATGACTATTGGACGATTGATTGGTGGAATCGTCAGGGGGAGCCTGAGGGCCGCGGGGGCATGCAGGTAGGCAAGCATTTGCGCCGTGGGACACGCCCCACGGGTTTATAGGGACGTTCCTACAAGCCCTTGGAGAAAATACTTATGTCGAAATCTTTCGTATCCCATACTTCGGGAACTCGTTTCCCTGGCACTAAAGGCCAGGCTATGAAACGTGGTTCTTCCGTCATGGCTAATGAGGCTCGCCCTGGCGGTTCTCAGAAGGCTACTGAACGGGTCGGCGGGTCTTCCGCTGATGGTGGTGGCGATAAGGGCGCAGGCGTGTCCCCTCGCACCACTCCCGAAAACAAGCACGGACTGTAAGCCTGTGGCGGTTTTGCCGCCCGATGCAACGTTCGGCGAGTTC